AACATCAACCCCCTGACGAGGTCCGCACTCCGCTAATCTACGCCGCGAGTTGTGCCGAATGTTCTGACGACGGACAGCTTGATGACCTCTGCCAGCGCGGGACGGACCTTGAGGTCGTCCATCATCGCGGCGGTCGTCTCGGCCACCTGCGACAGGCGGGTGTCTACGTCGTTCTTGTCGGCCTGAAGCTGCGCCGCCGCGAAGGCGTCGAGTTCCAGTCGGAAGAACTGAACCGAGGTCGGAAACAGGGTCGAGAGCAACCGCGCCGACAGGCTGCGGAGGCCGTGTGCGCCCGCCGACTGATAGGGTTGGGTCGGGCTGTAGTGTTCACTCTGGCCGATCACTGGGATCAAGCCGGGAATGGTCAGCCGCGATGCCTCACGCGCCTTCTCCAGAACGGAGTTGCGGGCGACCGACAGCGCGCTGAAACGCGCTGCTGCGGTCTTCATGCGGTAGGGTTAGACTTTCGAAGAGAGGGTTCTGCTCGTGATCGCCAGCGACGGGCGCGCGAGGTCGGAGAGAGTGTTTCCGGTGGCGACGTTCGGCGTTGCCGGGAGCGTCGGGTTGGGCGGTGTAGTCGTGGCGCCGGGGACGGTCGGTGTGCCCGTGGCCTTGCGGATCGTCAGCGAGCGAACACCGCCCTGACGGGCGCGCACAACGGCGTCGAGGCCGTCAAGATAGGGGTTGCGAAGGATCGGGGCGTCAGCCGCGACCGGCGCAGAAACCACCTTTGGTTTCTTGAAAAGGGAACACATGAGCGGTCTCCGTTAGAGGGCGTTCGGCCGCTCAAGAGATCGTTCGAACTGGCGTTGAAGTTGGCGGGCGAGATCGCGGCGACCGGCCGCGAACATCACTTCCTCAATCGTCTGGCCGGGGCGCGGCATAGGCTCTGGACAGAAGGTGTCGAGCCACTTGATGAGGTCGGGGATGTTGGTCGGGAAGGTGTCGCGGACGCCGTGAGCGGCGGGCTGGTGTCTGCTCACGCGGCGGGCGCGTCTTTCCAGACGATGCCAATCACGCCACCGATAGCGGCGCCGACTGCCAGAGCGACATCGACATAGGCCGGATCAACGGCGATGCCGAGTGCGGTCGCGAGAGCCACGAGACCGACGTAGGTGCTGCGCTCTTTGAGGCGCGGCAGGATGTAATCGCGAACGAAATTCATGGCGATTGCCCTTTCAAGAAAATGGATTGGGGGCGGGCATCCGGGTTAAATATGGGATGCTCAAATGTGAGGGCCGGTGGGCCGCGAAGATCGAAGAACTGCTGGCGCCGCACACGGTGGACGAGGAAAAACCGGAGCCGCGAATTCTCACAGAAGACGAAGGTGGATGCGCCTACTGCGGCGCAGAACTACCGTTCTCGTTTCAAGCCAGACGCTTCTGTCATGATGGCTGCAAAGTCATGGCGGCCAAGCGGCGGGCCATGGGAAAGCCAGAAGCCAGAGGCTTGGGCGTCGAGGCGACAGCAAACTGCGAATGTTGCGGCGCGGAGTTTACCTACCTGAAGCGCGGGAAGCCAAGGAACACTTGCAGCGTAAAGTGTCAGAGGGCTTTGATGAACCGAAGACGACAGGCCCAACGACTTCATCGGACCCCCACATCCTAAATGCGAGGGCGCCGAGGTCGTCGGGAATCGAGATCAGGGTTCCGCCTGTAGGTTCGCGCCCCATGATGTAGAGGTCGTTCAAGTCGTGTTGGATGGCTTGCGACAGGAGCCACGCCGACGCCTCGTCCGCCAGATCGGTCGGCATGAGGAAGTGCGCGGCGTTCGACTGCATCAGCCGGGCCAGCGCGACGAAGACATTTACGTCAGGGTTCACTCAACGCGGCGCAACTCGCCGTCTGCGTAATCGCGGATCGCTTGGACGTGGACGGTGTGCGGACCTTCGGCCGTCGAGAGCATTCGCTTCGCGCTGTTCAGGGCGTCGTGGCCGTCGATGCCGATGGCGTCGGAGATCACGGCGGCGACCAGAAACAGAGCGCGGACCTGATCGGACGGGTTGGCGTCTTGGATGCGAGACAGCAGTGCGAAGGCTGGCTCGCGCAGGAGGGCGACCGTCGAATCCGTGCGGACGCGATCACCGATGGAGGGCAATGGGTTCATGGGATTGGTTCGAGTGTTCAATAGCTGGCCCATGGATCACGCGAACAGGTAGGGGCTGCGTCGAACCTGCTGGATGTCGAAGTCGCCAAGGGCCGGGACCGGCGGGATTTTGTCGGCCCATTCCGGCGGAAGCTGCGCGATGAACTCTTCTCGAAACACCTCAAGCCAGTTGGTCTCGTAGAGTTCGGCGAAGGTGTCGCGGAGGATGTTTTGGAGGTCCGACACGCGGGCGGCGTGGACGCCGAAGCTGTCATGGACCACGGCCAGCGAGCGGATGTCGTGGTCGTAGCAACGGTTCGCCACGCCCATCAAATGCGAGGCGTCCATGCTGTGGATCAGGTTCGGACTGATGCCGTTCGCCTGACGCTTGCTGTCCAGTTTGGACAGTTCGTTCCTGACCTGTAGCCGGATGCGCTGGCCCTTGTAGACGACGCGGATCAGGTCGGCCTTGCGGCTCTTGTAGACTTGGAGGACGGGCAGACCCGTGGGCGCCGTCCACCGGATCGGGACACCGGCCTTGGTCATGATCGACGCGACCGTTCGCAGCCACGCCATGGCCTCGGCTGCGGCGACAACAGTGCCCTGAACGCCGTCCCAGATTTCAGCCGCCATGTAGCGAGCCGCCACATAGTTGTCAGCGTCGAGGTAGGGCTGACCGGCGCCGTCGATCTCGCGAAGCGTCTGGAGGATTTGATCGCAGTAGCCGTATTTCGTTGCCGAGTAGGTGAAGGTCATGACCGGGCGTTTGGTGATCTTGCGCGTGACCTTGTTGCCCTTCCATGCAGTCGCGGCCGGGTCGTAGCTCTCGTTCACGCGGGCCTGAACGGCGGCGGCGACATCGCTGTAGATGTCCTGCGGCCGGTCGCCCGGTTCGAGGTTGACGGCCTTCGCTCCGATGGGGTCACGGAGCATGGCCGAGAAGTGCTGAAGGCCGGAGTTCGACCCGTCGAGGCTGACCGGAAGGTGACTGATGAAGTCGGCGCCTTCGCGGATGTAGCCCGCCCATTCCAGACACGCGGCCAAGGCCATGAACGGGCTGTCCGCCGTCGCCCAGAACCTTTGACCGTCGAGAGGGTCGGCCGCGCTGTCGAGGATGGCGGTCTGATTGTCCCACACCCACTGCACACGCTCGTCGAATGACACCTTGTCGATGCCGAACAGGCCCGCAAGGTGGATCGCCAGCCAGCGGGCGCCGTCTTCGGTGATCGGATGACCATCGGCGAAGGTCAGCAGAGCCTTGGCGACATCATCGCCCTGCGGGTGAGGTCCGCCGGTCGCCAGCGGATAGACCCGGCCTCGGAAGTCGAGGCTGTGGGGGAAGTAGATGGCTTCTTCGTCGGCGAACTTCGTCGCCACCCAGAGACGTTGCGACAGGGCCAGCTTCTTGCTGACATTCTTTGCGTTTAGATCATGAATGTCTGAAGCCTCGCGTTTCCAGCGATTGGCGGCCTCTTCATTCTCGGCGTAGTCGGCCGGGCGCGGCGGGATCGGCTGCGGGTTGCGAGCGGGGAGGTCTCCGAGTTCGCCGCCGCCGTCCCAGATTTCGCGCATGATCGCGAGGACGGGGCCGTTGATCTTCCAAGCCGTCTCCTGAACCGCGTTCACGGCGTCATAGACGGCGGGCATCATCTGGTCGCGAAGCTGATCGTGGTAGGCGGCGTTCGCCTGTTTCACGAGCCGGTTGCCCGGCCGCTTGGTGATGTAGCCGCCCTTGAAAGGCGACGACCAACGGCGGGGGCGCACGATCATGGGTAGGCTGATCGGCTCAAGCAGTTCGCAGCGGGCGTGTTGCTGTTCCAGCCACTTGTGAACGGCCTCGGTCGGCCGAACGTATTTTGTGCGCTGGCCTTGGCTCTCGATGGCGAACAGGTCGGTCGCGTCGCAGAACAGTTCGATGGCCTTGACGCCCGTGCGGATTCGCATCGCCAGTGGGAAGGGCTGGTCGAAACCGCAATCGGCCATGACGGCCTGAATCTTGCGCTTCATCTTGAGCGAGCGGACGCCATGGGCCTGAACGCGGAGGACGCCCTTGAACACATCGGCGCGGGCGCGGCGAAGGTTCTCCATCTGCTGATGTTCAATGATGGCGTCGGCGACTGCGATGGCCGTTGCCGTCAGCTTCTTGCCCTCGGCGGCGGCCGACAGGATCACGCGCCCGGTCAGATAGGCGGCCTCTTCGGCGCCGACACTGGACAGGATCAGGGCGGCTTCTGGGATGCGGCTTCCGCCGCCGTGGTTCACGACATCGCAGAACGAACGGATAGCCTCGGCCGTGGGCTGAATCGCCAGTCGCAATAGCTGTCGGCCGGGTGGCAGGTCGCCTTCCTCGTCGGTGCTGGAAGGTTCGTGTCGCCACGGTAGCGGGCGGCGCGCGCGGTATCGGCTGGCGCCGAGCGCACGGCTCTCGTCCTCAAGCGCGATCTGACGCGCCAGTTTGTCTTTGAAGGTTTCTCGCACCGCATATTTAGCTGGCGGTGCGCGGACTTAAGGGCGGCGAGAACGCCTAATGCAGGGCTTGTGCATTAGTAGGGCAAGGTATGGGCACGAAAAAGTTCGACGCCGAGGACTTCGAGGGCTTCCTGAAACTGTTGCCCAGGGAGAAAGACGGCCTGCGGCTGCGTCACGCGCTGGAGGTCAGGAACCCGACCTTCGCCACCGAGCAATTCTATGATCTGGCGCGCAAATACGGCGCGGCCATCGTCTATGCGGTGGACGACGAAGAGCCGACCTGGCCCCAGATCGACGAGGCGACCGCCGACTTCAGCTACGCCCGCCTGATGTCCAGCCGCGAGGACGAGCCGACCGGCATGACCGCGACCGAGCTGGACGCCGTGGCGGACCAGGCCCGGGCCTGGGCGAAGCGCGGCGACGTCTTCGCCTATTTCATCTCGGGGGCCAAGGTGCGGAACCCGGCGGCGGCC